TCCCACCTGATATATCAGCCTCTAAATCTAACTCTGCCTTTGCGAATTTTCTTGCATTGTTGACCAACATTTTTGCTTTATCAAGTAATAGGCTTCTTTTTTCTTGATTTGTTTTTGTGTTTTGATACTTCTCATCTTCTATTAAATTTTCCAAACCTTCATTAAGATTTAAATTTGAACCTTTTTTACTTAGATTTTGACGAGTATACAAGTCAATCATTTCATTGTTGTCTCTTTTATAGATATCAAAGTATTGAAGATTTAATCTGCCCATTTCTTGTTGTAAAGAATTTTTAGCAGGTCTTTTTGTAAAACCAAATAACTGTTTTTCTATGGGATTAATTGCTT